CGCCGAGCGAGGTCGGGAAGTTGTACTCCAGGCTGTTGACGTAGGCCGACAGGTCTTGGAGCGAGCCGGCGCCGTTGTCGAGCTTGAAGACGGAGCCCTTGCCGTGAACGAAAGCCATGGTGATCCCCTCCTACAGGCGCGCGAACGTCACGCAAGCGGTGACGCTGGTGAACGTGCCAGACGCGACGATCGCGCGCACGTAGCGGTTGACGGTGCCGGTGGCGGCCGAGCTCTCGCTCGTGACGCCGCTGATGGTCGTGAACGTGACCAGGTCAGACCACGAGCTGTTGTCCGTGGAGTGCTGGACCTTGATCACGACCGAGGTGCCGGAGAACGCGGTGACGTGGATGTTCGCGCGGTAGCCGCCGGTCGAGGCCGCCGCGTTGTCCACGCTGGTCAGGTTGCTGGTCGTGGTGCGGGCCGTGAGCGGCGCCAGCAGCACGCCGCCACCGATCGAGCCCGTGGGCTTGAACTCAGCCGTGATGGCGACCGCCTCGGAGACGCTCGACGAGAGCCCGTAGGTCGTCTCGTTCGCCGTGAACAGCGAGGCGCGATCGCCGATGGTGCCGCCCGAGCCGGCCGGGATCAGGCTCACGACCTTTGGGCTCGACGCGCCGAGCGCCGTGTTGAGCACGTCGTCGATCGCGCCCGTGGTGCCGTCGAAGAAGCCGGCCAGGCTGACCGTGCCAGCCATCAGGCCGATGATGCTCGAATCGAAAGACGCGCCAAAGCAGGTCACGTCGGCCGGCGCGGCGGTGCGCTGCTGCTCGTAGCTGTTGAGGTAGGCGCTCAGGTCGTATTGCGCCACCAGGACGCTGGACCCCTTGCCGTGGATGATGGCCATGGGCTACCCCTTCCGCTTCTTCTTGGGCGCGTCTTCGACGACCGCGATCTCACCCGATGCGAGCCAGGTTTCCGCGGCGCTCTCGGGCACGTCGTGCGCCAGCTCGCCCGCCTCGACACGCACCTCGGTGCCGTCGAACAGCTCGTAGTTCAGCCCGTTCAGGGCGCGGTACGTCGTCATGCCACCACCTCGACCATCACCTCGGCCCCCAGGTACTGCGTCGCGCCCACCTCGTAGGCGCCCAGGTCGCGGGCCTCGACAACTCGCGAGGTGTTCGCCACACCGCCGAGCGTGCCGTCGCCGTCCACCGCGGCCCTGATGCTGGTCGCGCCGTCGGCGGACAGGTAGCCGTCGAGCTTGTCTTGCGCCTCGGCTTCGGCCGCGCGGCCCACGAGCACGCGCACGGGGAAGACGAACCGCGTGGTCGCCGCCCGGAACGTGAAGTCATAGGCGATGGTCGTCGGCATCCCCACGATCGCGGCCGGCGGGTTCACGGCGTCCGGGATGGTGTCGTGCGTGTAAAGCCCCGTGATCGTCGCGAGGCGGGTCTTGAGCCCGTCGCGAATCGCCGCGATGCTTGCCATGTCAGACCTCGATTCGCTTGAGCGCGCCGGCCACAATGCGGACGATGCGCCCCGTGTTGTCTTCGAGCGCTCCGCGCAGGTAGCGCCTGGGCTTAAGCCCGCCGCGCCGGCTGATGGCGTTCGCCACGGCGGCGCCGTCAGCGCCCTTGCGCTTACCCCAGCCGGCCAGCGCGCCGGGCGGCACGACGTGGCGCTTGCGGGGCCAGGATGGATGGTCGTGCACCAGGCCGGTGCCGTACTCCATGTATGGGGCGTACTTCGGCTTGGCGCCTACCTTGACGCCCAATGTTTCCGCCTCGTGGGCGATGCTCGCGCGCAGGAGTCCGCGGTCGACGGGCGCGCGCTTGCGGGCCTCACTCACGACGAGGTGGCCCACGGCCTCGAAGCCGTCCCGCAGGGGCTTGCCGACTAGGGGATCCACCCGCAGGCGGGCCATCAGCTTGTCGAGGCCCTCGACCTTGATGGTCACGCTCCCCACGTCACAGCACCTCGAGGCGCCGGTACGGAGCGAGCAGTTGCTTCACCTCGGTGTCCGTGCGCGGGATGCGCTGGAACCCAAGTTCGGGCGTGCCGAGCACCCCGAATGGCGCGTCCTTGCGCTTGAAGTAGCGCGCCGCCAGGATCACGCAGGCGTGGCTGATGGCGTCTGGGTAGCTGCCGGTCGCGTTGTAGCCCCAGGACCCGGCGATCTCCACGCCCTTGCGGTGCGTGGGGAAGCTGTAGCGGCCCTGCGGCGCGAGGTGAATCGCGCTTTTGGGGCTTGCGTTGTCGGGCGTGAGGTCGTAGTCGGTCGTCGCCCAGGTCGTCTCGTAGGTTCGATCGCCGTCCTGGTCGGTCTTGAGCGTCGTGACAGTGAGCAGGTCGTCGCCCAGGATGAGCAGGTCAGGCGCCTCGGCCTGAAAGTAGCGGGTCGCCGTGGTGGCGTAGAACACGCGCCGGCACTCCGCGTCGATTGCGCGGCTGGCCTGCTCGACGGCGGCTTCGAGGCGGTCGTCGTCCGTGCTGCCACTGATCGTGAGGTGAGTCTTGATCTCGGCGAGCGTGGCGTACCCGTTGGTGATGGCCACGGCGGCACCTCCCTAGAGACAGAGCCCGGTAAGCGCGTTCCCGGCGTCGTCGACCAGCGTGTCGCCCACGTCATCGAGCAGCGTGTGCTCGGTGAAGATGACCACCAGGGCGAGCCCAGTGAGGCCAGAGAGGCCGGAAAGCGCGCCCATGGTCTACTTCTCCAGGATGGGGCGGGCGTTGACCTTTCCGACCACGGCCGCGCCGCCCGCGGCAAGCGAGACCTCGAGCGCGGTGTTAACCGTGCCGATGACGTCTGGGTCGATCGGCAAAAAGCCCGGCCCGCCCGTGGTGATATCCACGGACCAAACTGTGTCGACGCCGTCCTTGACGGTCAGCGCAGCCGCCGCGGCCGGGTTGGCCGAGAACGACCATTCCACGGCAGCGAGGCGCCACCGCTTCGCTGCCGTGGCCGCGAACGTGAGGGTCGCCGCGGCGTTCGTGGCGCTGACCGTGTTGGCGGCTGCGGTTGCCGCGACGCCGACCTCTTGGTCGGTGTCGATGATCCCGCCGTCCTGGCTTTGTGCAAGCGGCGCCATCGCCTACCCCCCGGCCTTCGTGGCCTGCGGCCCCATGGCCTTGTTCTGCTTCGGCGTCACAGCCTCGAACGAACCCGGCGAGTCGACCGCGAGGATCGCCTCGAGTTTCGGGTCGTCGATGACGGCACCGGGCTCGAACGCCCCGTATCCAGAGCGGTAGCGGGAGATACAGCGCAGGGCCATGGTTAGATGCCCTCCATCTGCATGAGCACCCACAGGACGACCACGAGGTCGCTCGTGGTGCCGTCCCAGCTGCCATCGGTGGTGATCTCGACGCCGAGCTTGTCGCCGGCGACGAACTTCACCTGATCGCGAGGGAACGTGTCGCGCCCCGCCGCCGCTGTGCCGACGGTCTGCGTGGTGTTGGCGTCCTCGGTGCCGCCGACCGTGGCGCCGATGGTGAACACGCCAGCGGTGCCCGCGGCGGTCAGGTCCCACGTCAGGCCGACGATTGCGCCACGGAAAGGCATCGAGACGCCATCCACGGCGACACCAGCGTCCTGGGCCGTGAGCTGGACGTTCGTTTGGGACGCCGCGACGGCGTCCTGCACGAACACGATGGGCACGAGCTGCCCCTTGGCTGTGATGTCTTCGATCTGGGTCGTCATGGCGCCCCCTACAACGAGATGTTGTAAAGGACGTCAGCGGCCTCGATGCCCGACGCCGCGCCCGTGGGCGAGTAGCGGCCGAACGCGCAGCGCAGCGTGGCCACGATCCGGTTCTGATCCGAGGCGGGCAAGCGCTCCGTCTCGATCCGCACCTGACGCCGCCAGCCGGCCTTGAACGCCCGGCGGTTGAACGCCACGACCTGGCCCTTGGTGTTGTTCGAGCCCGTGGTCGACACCTTGCCGTCCGCCTCGGTCAGGCTCATCGCCATAGAACCGATCAGCGGGTGGCCGAGCACGCGGGCCTGCTCGCCCGTCAGGATCGTGGCACGCGGGCCGTACTTGTCGACCGTGAGCACCTGATCGAGCATCGCGATCTTGTCCACCGTGGTCGGGTCGGCCACGTAGACCAGATCGTCGGCGTTCGCCGGGTGGCCCCAGTCGTTCAGGTACGTGGTGTCGAGCATGCGCGCCTTGGAGCCCATCAGGGCCGCCAGCGTGATCGCGCCCGCCACGTCCGACTTGTTGGCCGTGTTGTCCACGATGCCCGCGTGGCGGATGCCGTCGAAGGCCAGGTAATGCTTGGTGTCCGCCGGGTCGGCGTCGTCCAGGTTGATGTTACCGGTGCCGGCGTTCGTGGTGTCGCCGTTCAGGGCGAGCGAATCCATGTAGTGGGCCAGGGCGTAGGCCAACTGGGCACGCAGGAACGGCACGAAGGGGATGATCGAATCTTCCTCGAGCTCGCCCGACCACATTTGGTGGACCGCGAACTTCTTGGCCGTCAGCGTGACGCGGTTCGAGCCGGTCTTCGTGGTGGTGAAGTTGGAGCTGTTGCTCGCCGTCGATTCCGACACGAACATCAGCTCGGGAATGTCAGCCGCCACGGGCACGTAGGCCGTGGGGTCGGACATTTCGAGCGTGTCGAACAGCGACCAGACGCGCGACTCGCGGCGGGCGCTGTCCCACAAATCGCCGACGTACTGAGCGCCAATCAAGGACGAGCCGTAGCCCGACTCGGCGCTGTCCATGGCCTTCATCGCGGCGATGTGCTCGGGGTGCCACGCCTTCGGGATGCGCGGGAGCATGCCCTCCATCTGGCGAATGTTCATCGCGCGCAGGGTCGCCTCGTCCACGTAACGGGCCGCGCTCACCGCCTTGAAGGCGTTTTGCAGCTCTTCGGACGGGCCGCCCTTCGACTGGCCAGACGCCTTGGCGCCGAGCAGCAGGTCGTTGGCGAACTCGACGTCGGCCTCGGTCCACTTGTAGACGGCGAACTTCGAGCCAACCAGCTTGCTGGGCGACTCAGCGCCGAAACGCATCTTGCGCGCGAACTCGCCGTTCGGGTCCTTGATCGCGGTTTCGAACATGCTGGCGAATAGCGCCTTGACGGCATCTTCGCCCAAGCCAACAGGCATGCTGTTGAGACGGTCGCCCACGTCCTTCATGAGCGCTTCGATTTGCTCCAGAGTCGGCATGGTTAGTCCTCCTTGCCTTGCAGGAACGTGGCGAACGCGCTCACGTCCAGGTTTTCCAGCCCCTTGGTGTCTGCCGACTCAGCGCCGGCCCCTTGGTCGCCCGCATCCCCGAGGGACGACAGGACCGCCGTGAGCGCCTCGGCCGCCTGCCGAAGCAAAGTCTCGTTCTTCTTGCTGAGCACGCGCCCGGCCTTCACCTCGTCAGCGAGGCCCGCAAGCGCTTCTGTGAGCCCGTCCCAGCTCCGCACGCGCAGCGCCTCGCTGTTTGCGGGCACGGGTACGACGCTGATTTCGAGCAGCTCCTTGCGGGTGTGTTTCACTGGGCTTCCCGGCTCGGAACCACGCGCGCGCTCGAGCGACCGGAACCCGACGGACACGGCGCGCAGGTTGCCCTCGGCGACGAGCTGCTCGGCGAGGCGACCTTTGGGCGTGGTGTTGAACACGACGTCGGCCTCGATGCCCTTGTCGGTCATCCGCAGGGGCGGCAGCGCCCGGCCGACGATCGCCTCGATGCCGGTGTAGTTGTGGCTGTCCAGGATCACCGGGTTGGCCTCGTAGTTGTCGAGGTCCCAGCCGTCCAGCGTCACCACCTCGCCCTGACGGTCGACGGCTTCCGAGGTAGCGCGGAACGTGTAGACGTTCACGCCGTTCTCGTCGGCCTTCGTTTCCACCAGGACCGCCTTCGCGTGTCCCCTCATGGCGCGTTCCTCCGTGCCCAGGCTTGGATCGCGGACACCACCTCGGGCCGCACCGTGCGCGTGTCTTCGCCGTCTTCAACCTCCCAGGTCATCGAACAGCGGCAGTTGATGTCCTCTTCCGCGGCACCCAGTTGGCCGGGCGCAGGCCCCGCGCCGGCGCCGACCTGGAAGTCGGCATCGAGCGGGATCGGTGCGGCCTGGTACTGCTCGTGCGCGGCGGCGTGCGTGTCGCGTTCGCGGCCGTCTAGGGCGGCGAGCCACCCCTTGCCGGACACGACGCCCGACGCCTGGGCCGCCAGTAGCGCCCCGCCGTTCAGCGCCCCGATCGTCTCGGTGCGTGCGATGGTCTCCGCGCTCGAGCGGATGCGGTCGCCCATCACCTCGTCGACGCGGGCCGCGAGCTCGTCGATCCCCTCGCCAGCCTCGCG